GTTAGTGAAGGAGATCTCCAATTCAAGTTAAGACCTTAACGATCTCTGAATGTTGTCGTGGCCGGCCAACCTTAGGTAAAGGAGTGGGTGGGCGATACGGGTTTATCCCCTATCCCCCTCCTATTTTACACCAGCGGACGGACGACGACATAAAGCAACGTATTCATTGCAACATCGAAAAACAACGATAAGCGCCTAACCGGCTTATCTTCACATGAATGAGTACACATAACCGCCTGAATAATCCTGACTTCCGAGCTAAAGTCACAGATCGAGAGCATAATGCCTCGTCACAGGAATAGCCCCCCTAACGCCAGATCGTATAAATTGTATTTATTTTCATCGATCTCGTAGGAGAAAGGTCGTGTGGACGGTTCGATAGAAAGATCGAAACAGTCCACCATCTCTATTCCTTGCCACGGTTCAAGACCGTGGAAGTATTCAGGTAACATAGTCCAGTCTGACTCCAGGATGAGGGGTCGCAGAGGTTTAACATCCTCCGCCCAGGGATCAAATCCCAAAGAAGACGGTATAGTACGGAGCTTATTGGCCCAAGCCCAGCGCTTTTCAGCGCGTCGGAGACACTTTCCATCCATTTTCCGGCTATCTTTCCACAATTCGACGCTATTGTCAGAAGCGTGTACTAAGAAAAGATTGACCATCATATTACCATAGAAAGTATCATATCCGGGGCTCTCTTCAACGAGAGGGAGATTCATGACATCGATCAATTCAAGAAATTTCTTGTGCATCTGCCAATTTGAATCTTTCTTTAAGATTTCAAAGATCTCACCTTTCTCTCGGAAAAGCTTCGCAAGGGACCGCTGATGTTTAGTCGGTTGCCACTTGCCATGGGGTCGGAGACCAACCCCACCGTACTCACGGGGTACAAAAAACGGTAGGCGAATTCCTAAGTGGGTCGCGAGACGCTTAAAGAGCCAGACGAAAATATCATAAATTTCAGTCTTACAAGACTCTGGTAAGGTCTCAAGAAGATCCTTAGAATTCGCACTAAAAGAGGAAAACTCATCAAATACACTATCGGGGCCCATAAGCCCACCTGAGCGCTTTTGATGGAGGAGAATGCCAAGATTAATAAATTGTATTTGCTGAAACCAACGGGGAACATTTTCACCCAAAAAGGCATAGCAATTAACATTCATTCCTCCAACCTCTAATTCCTCTAATTCCCATTCGTAACGCAAGTCATAAAGAAAAGTCGTAGAATTAATATTCATAAACTCTGATGACCAATAATATTTACCTACAGAAGGCATCATCCCAAAAGAGGGACAGAGAGCCAACCAATAGGCATGCGTACGCTCACAAGCGGGGAAGACACAATCGTCTCCGTTGATCAACATAGGGCAATCTTTTATGCGAATTCGCACATTAGGATTGACTTCAAACCATTGTGTGGGATCATACATAACCATTCTGTCAAAATTTTCCGAAGCACCAAGCTCCAGAGCTTTTCGACATAAGGCTGCATTGACCACACAGAGGATTGGAAAGCTCACAATAGAGCCCATAAGTTGACCATTCCGCTGCGGGAAGAGGAAGTCCCATTCCGTTTGACCCTGAGCAAATTCCTTTTTGCTCGGGTCCATAACCCAGTGTTTTGTGAGGGCATCAATGAATAATTGTCGATATTTCTGCCACAAACCAGGGAACTCAATCCAATCATCTTGTCGGAAGCATATGTCACTAATAGCATTTGCTGCTGCCTCGCTAAGGCAAGACAACAGACCATCTGTTGCTGCTTTATAGTCACCGGACAACCACTTCTCTCCATGAAGTAATTGACCGAGGACTTCTTCGCAGCGTTTCTCAGTGACAGGCTCTCCGATTAGAGAGAATTGAGGTATTTTCCGGAGATGAGAGTGCAGAATCTTCTGCAAAGGTTTTAAAACATAACCTCTCAATCCGGAACCCTTGGTAATGACACGAACCTTCAAAGCTTCTGGGAGAGCTACGGTGTCAACAATGTTGAAATCCATTAGAGCCTTATCAACTAGGCCCATAGCAATAGCGGCATCATTTCTCTGCCTATCTATGCTTTGATTCAACTTGCCGGCATGTCGTACTTCCCAGGAACCCGTGTCCTCACAATACCATCTGACCACTTCAAAGTCAACGAAGTTAGGATCCACATTACAGCCGTAAATACTCTCGGCGACCGCAGTAACAGCTCCCCCATCTTTGCGACTATTGGTATAGTTCGCAGATGTAGAGGGGAACTCCAATTTAAGGAGTTGATGCGGCTGGATACGGAGATTTCTAAACAATTCTCGAGTCGTGCGGTTTACTTCCCTAATAGCCTGATCACGTGTGATCAAGGCATCTGGGTGTAGAACCGCAGGTTGAGTAAGTTGAGAAAAAGTCTCCTGTCTAGCCGCTTCAAGTCCATCCTTAGAAGCACGCGGACATCCTTTCTTCAATTGTAACAGGCTACTCATAAATTCATGATAATGATTTTTACAAGCCTGTGCTTTGAACCTCTGAAACCACCTACCCCATGTACCTCCAAAAAGAATCTGAGGGAGATCCTCTATACTAAAGGGGGCAGGTGGCAGGGAGCAATCCATATGAAAGGCATAAAAAGCCGCAATCTTGTACTTAACAAGTTTGATCCATGGATCACTACCCTTAATCTCATCCTGAAGTCGTCTCCAACGATCTACGACCTCTCGCAAAGCGAGACGGTCGTCGCGATATCCATAAACACATGATATGAAGATCACGAGACGAATGCACTTCTCAAGAGATGTGCAAACATCCAGACTGGAACCATTTCTACCATAGGCTTCGATTGGAAGGTAAGACTTATCCGGAACACATGTTCCGAAGCAACACACAGAACAGCGGGTGAAATCCTGCTTGTGTGCCACTAAAGTCTTCCATTCGAAGAGGGTCGGTAGACGACTAAGCTCTTGTAGCTTTTGCTCGTCGGCGTTAAAATTCTTAATACGCC